CTGCCGCGAACTTCGTTAATATTAAGACCTTCTTATCCGATATATGATCGCGCGTGCGCGCGAGCCACTAATGCTCGTGCGCACGCCTGTTTATACCTTTATTTTCACCCAAGATCCGGCAGCTGGTCACCTGGTTACTCAGACCCGGCAGTTGGTACCTGGTCACTCAGTCTTAGATCTGGTCACATGGCAACTCCGGACACTCTGGACACTCAGTCCCGGGCAGCTGGTACCTGATCACTCAGTCTTGGATCTGGTCACCTGGCAACTCCGGACACTCCGGACACTCAGTCCCGGGAATCTGGTACCTGGTCACTCAGCATCCAGCACCGGCAGCTGGTCACCAGATCACCAGGTTACTCAAGCCATGGAGATCGCAGCATCCGGATAGCAGCTCCCGGCACTTGGGACATGGAGATCACAGCACCCGCAGATTAGCACTTAGCATCCCGAGATCAGCACTCAGCGCCTGTAGATCTGCATCCAGTATCCCGAGATCAGCACTCCGGACCGGCAGTTGGTACCTGGTCACTTAGTCCCTGGTACCTTGTTACCTGGTTATGCAGCACTCAGCATTTGGAGGCCAGCACTCAGCACTGGCAGCTGGTCAACTGGTCACCCGATTACTCAGTACCGGATCTGGGTACCTGGTCAACCCAGCACCCAACATCCGGAGATCAACACTCAGCACCGGCAGATGGTCACCTGATCACTCAGTATCGGATCTGGTACCTTGATACTCCGGACACTCCGGACACTCAGCCCCAGATCTGGGTACCTGGTCACCCAGCACCGGCAGCTGGTCACCAGGTTACTCAGGCCATGGAGATTACAGCATCCGGATAGCAGCACCCGGCACTTAGACCATGGAGATCACAGCCACCCGGATTAACTGCGAGGTAAGATTTACTGGTTTATAGCAATGTAACTTATTTATTATATCCTTTAAAATAGTTTTTTCTGTTCAGCATCGGTTTGAATTTTACGTTCAGCCTGTTTAAAAGTCTCCACCCGTGAGGCTGGCCGGTCTGGTAATTTCCCGTTTAATAAGTCTTCAACGGTCATGATTTGTATTTTTTCGTATTTGTACCCGGTAGTGAATAAACCTTCTTTTTTAGCAATTACACGCATCCGGTCAGTGATTTCATCGGCAAAGCAAATGAATATACCCATTTGTGCCTTCCGATCTTCAACGGTTTTTATGAAGTGGTTTAATTGGGTGGGCGATGCACCTCCACTTTTTACTTCTATCAGTCCAACGTTTTTCACCCCGTTCATATCGAATGTAAAATGTCCGTCATAACCCATTTCGTTACGTTTGTCGTTTAACACTCCATGTAGCAATACTTCTACAATCCATTCCTCAAACAATAACCTGCCACCCTTCACCCCGGATGCCAATTCTTTAGCTGAATCCAAATCTTTCGGGAATCCATGTATTTCAAAGGTCTGTTTTATTTGATCGCCATAAGTATCAACCAACCGTTTTGTAATTAGTTTAACGGCAAGGTGTGATATATCGGAACCAATCCACTGTCTGTCTAACTTTTGTGCTGATGCTATGGTTGTACCACAACCGCAGAACATATCCGCTACAACATCACCCGGATTGGAACTGGCTGAAATAATCCGGTCTAAAAGTGCTTCTGGTTTTTGGGTTGGATAGCCAAGCCTTTCTTTTGATTGAGAGTTTAATAATTGTATGTTCCAAACATCATTTTCTTTGACTCCTTTTTCATCTATTGATGTTTCATATATATCATCACCTTTAATTCTTGTGTGATAGAATTGTTTTCTGGCTAATGATTTTTCGGTATAAGGAGTATATAAAACATTAAATTCAAGTATATCTTTATCTTTTGCATAAAAAAGAATAATGTCGTGCATACGCATAAAAGCTTTCGCACTACCAGTCCACCTTCTATAACTCCAAACAATTTCATTCCTGAAATTCCTTTCCCCGAATATCAAATCACAGACAATTTTCAAATAATGGCTCATTGTTGGGTCACAATGCAAATAAAAGCTTCCTGTTAGTTTCAGTAACCGGTACATATACAAAATACGGATTGACATTGTGGTCAAATAACTTATTGCGCTTTTACTGATATTAATGTTATCCAGAGCATTCAGAAAATTATATAGATTCAAATCCAATTCCTGGATTTCATTCAGGGTGTCAACGTATGAAACATTGCTCCACGTATCGGCAAACGCTTCTTTTTGGGCTTTTGTGTCAGTCATTTCAACCGATTCAAATAGTACGTTATAATTCCTTTTACTGTTGAAGGGTGGGTCAATGTAAATCAGGTCAATAAATTCCTTTTGGTGTTCCTGATAATACATTCGCTTCATAATGTCAAGATTGTCACCAAAATATAGCTTGTTCATGTTTGCGATTTATTGATTTCGCAGTAAATATATACAAAAGAGAAGTTCAATAACCCCCCTTAATATGAACGCTTTACAAATTTACAAACCAAAGTAGAAATGTTGAACATTTTGTTCTAAAGCAGACAGTAATGATTGTAAGCTTTTTACAGATTGAGTGCAATTATTTTTCCCCTTTTTTAAATTTTTCTGTCATTTTATTTGCATTGTATAAACATATGCGTTTATCTTTACAGCATCAAATAACAATTAAAATTAAAAAAGATGAAAGCAAGATTTCATAAAGGACAAGAGATCTACCGGATTCATACCAACTGGTCAGGTAAGAGAACAGATACAACTTATACTTATTTACTTAAGATCACAAAAGAAGTTGTTGACGGATGTGGATTAAAACGACTTACACTGATTGGCGATTCTCAAACGTTATACAGACAATTTTCTCCTGATTGTATAAATGGATACAATCTTAGGCCGTGTAAAGTATTCCATGAAACATTAGAACAAGCAGAAATCGAAGCAAAAGAATATATGAAATTCCATAATGGGATGAAAACTCCGGTAACAACTTATTATTTTGAATTAATTACAGAACAAGCATGATCCGCGAATCCATTATCCAGGCATTAAAAGACCAGGGCGTGTCGCAAAGACTGTGCGCCCTGGACTGCGGCATAGCACCGCAGACGCTGAACAACTTCATCAAAGGCCACCGACCTCTGCCATTGGATAAACTGGAGAAGGTTTTAACTTACTTAAAAATTGAGGTGAGATGAACAGAAAAACTAAAGTATCTATTTATACAGCATTATCCTCAATTACTCTTTATGGACTGTGGATTTTATGCAGCTGGTTTTTTACATGGGCTATACCGTGGAAATGGGTTGATATGCTTCTTACATTAGCTGTATTTCCGGTTCTATTTTATGTTTGGTATAAGTTATATATGAAATATTTTAAAATTGAGGAAAAATGACAGCAAATGAATTAAGGGTCGGGAATCTATTACAGGGAGATACTATACAAAACGTAAATCAGGGTATATATTCAGACGGAGTGATGCAGATAACCGGATTTGGCATTCATCAAATTGAAACGGGATTGATTAAACTTAATCCCATACCATTGACTAAAGATTGGTTAATACGGTTTGGGTGGATATACAATAATGAAACTAAGACATTTGAAAAATATCCAAACGGAGATCCAAGATTACATTTGATTTATGTACCAACAAATAACAGCTGGACAATGTTTAATTTTGTTTTAAAAGCCATGATCGCTAAAAGAATTTGGTATGTTCACCAGCTCCAAAATATTTATTTCGCATTAATTGGCGAGGAATTAACGATTAAAATTGAAACGAAATGAAAAAAAGACAATTTGAAAAACTGGCCAATCAATACATGAAAAAAGACTGTGCCGATGTGAAAGACACTCTGTCATATTCCCCTCATGAGATTAAATCCCTTGTGTATGAAGAATATAAACAGGGTCTTATTGATGGTTATGAATTGGCCAGAAAAGAACTTAAATAATGCAAAGGGATGCCCGTGAAGCTCGTGGAAAATTTGTCCGCACCACCGCCGGTCCCGAACCATACCGGCCAAAACAAATTTTATAAATGAGGGTTTGTAAAAGCATTTTTTTATTCAAATCGATTAATTGTCAATATATGGAACATATAACATTTAGAAATGGAAAACTATTTTGTCTGAACTGTGGTGGTGAATTTAATCTACCTTACCCAATACTCGTTGATGAAATGACAAAGAAAATTGAAGCGTTTAATTTGCTTCATAATGATTGTGAAAAAACATGGACTGAACCAGTTGCAGACCAAAGTAAAAACGCAAAAGAAAAAGGCATGTGGTGGATTGCCAACGGTGAAGTTGGAATGAGTTCTAAAACTATGTGGAATTGTTTTATGGGAAGTGCAAATTACCCAATTAACTACCCTGATGACCCTGACGACTTCTCAAGATGCTATAAACTTTTGGAAGCAGTTCCTGAGTGGAAAAACGAATTGCATAAACTTAAACCACTTTCAGAAGCATGGAATAACCTTGTAGAAAATTGGGATAAACTAACCGAAATGTTTGAAGAAAATCAAAAAACAAACTGGAATAATTATAAAAAAATCGGGATGTACGAATTTATGCAGACGCTCATTTAATAATTATAATTAAAAAAGGAGGAATCAAAAAATGGATAAGACGAGATTGCAGTTACTTGCTGAAGTAATGGAGAAATCCGTACCTGAACTTAAAAAATATTTAGCTTCAAATATAGTTGCTCCCATTGAAGCACTTGAAGCCATGAAAATAGCCATGAAACAGGCTTTTATTGCAGGGATGAGAAATGCCTTATCTAATGAAGAGTCAGAGGGACTATTGGTTGATTTTGATAAATACTTTAACAAATTGGAGGAATAGAAATGAAACTTAAAAAACTTGAAATATCACTTAATTGCTGTGAAAATTGTAAATGGGTAGTAGGTGAATGTTGTTGGCATCCTTCATTAGAAATATCTACTGACATACCAGACAAAAGAATTATACCTGATTTTTGTCCATTGCCTGATTATGAAGAAAAGGAGGAAAAGAAATGACAAAGACTGATTTTTTAATTAAATGGGTAAATCGCATTCAAAGTGGTGGCGATCATTTTTATACTCTCGATTTACATAAGGACTTAGAAAAAGACTTGGATGAATGTGCTAACGAACAAGCCATGAAATTTGCAGAGTGGATTCAAAAGGAAGGATGGTTTAAGATTCCTACTATCGGATGGACACATACACTGAGTAGTCAATTTCATACAACTGAGGAACTCTTTAAAATGTGGGAGGAACAGAAATGACAAGTAATCAAGTTAAAGAAGCTGCCAGACGCTATGCTGATATGGAATGTAATGTTAATAAAAGACCTCCAATACAGAAAGGAATATGTGAAGGAGACTTCATCAATGGTGTTGGATGGTATCATGAACAGATGGGAAAAGACCTCTCCGAGTTTGCGGAGTTTTGTAGCACAGATTACACCTATGATGTGGAATTAGAATGTTGGTTCAAACTTGATGAACTTACAACAGATGAACCAGAAAAACAATATTCCACTTCTGATCTCCGTGAGGATTGGGAGATTGCAACAGGAAGGAGGAACCCATAGTGGAAATAAGAAAATGGACAACGGTTGATGTTATGTATAATGCACACGAAGAAAACCTTGCAATCAAAGAAGGGAAAAGACTTATAAAATTAGGTTATTCTTTTGAACAAACAGATGCAGGTGGATTGTTTGATCTTGATGATCAATACATAAAAAATGGTGGAACCAGACTAATAACTGAAACAGGGAGGATATCAAAACCAGGCAATAAATATTTTCTTTCCTGTAATTGTCCTGAATCTGACAGAATGCACATGCCAGATGATGAACCAGATGAATGTACTATCTGTGGTAAAAAGTTTAATTAACAGGAAGGAGAAAACCATGACAAAGAAAGAAATGAGAGAGGTTACGGTAACTTATTGTGATTACTGTCATAAAGAAATAACACCACCTTATTCATCAATTGAATATAAAGATGGGAGAAAAGTTGATTTATGTTCTGATTTTAAAGAGGGTGAAAAGAACTGCAAAGAAAAATATCTGAATATCTGGAGTTAGAAACAGGAAGGAGGAAAGCGTAATGGATTGGGATGATAATAAACTCATAGAGGAAAAGAAAAAACTCTTGAAACAGGGAACAAAAGTACAGTTTAAATGGCATGGAAGCGATATGCTTTATGTAGGAAGAATCGAAGTTGATAAATATGGTGACTTATATTTTTGTGCCGAACACAATTATTGGGGGGATAAATTGACTGATTCAGGAAAGACAATGCAGTATTACAACACTCTTGAAAGTTTTTTCCATTTCACTTATTTTGAAATTTTAACAGGAAGAAGGGAGAAATAAAAATATGATTTCCATTGACGTAGTTTTCATAATTGAGGTTTTTTGGGTTAACAAAAAGGCCGCCGGAAAACCGGCGGCCTTTTATTTCAATAGACCTTTATTTTATAATCCCTCACCTGCGTTTCTGCCAAAGCCTTCAGCCACTCATGCCGGCAGATAAGATATTTAAAAGCGTCACTCATATTAGTGCTCTCCAGGGGCAGCCGCGAGGGCGCCATTCTCTCCGAACTTTTATCCTTCATCACTTTTTCTTTCCCCGTGCCAGGTTTTACAGGAGCAAGCTCCAGCGAGCTTTTAAGCTCCTTACAATTAAATTCATCAATTCTTATTTTAGGAAGCCTCCGGTCACTCTCCCCCATCATAACCATCATCAGGTCGTATTCCTCGGTATGTAAAATATCAGCCTGCCCCAGGCTCATAAGTTTAACTTCCCATCCGGTAGCCTTTCCAAAACGGTCCTTCTCAATAGAGTTTTTCAATTTTGTGGCAACATCCTGACCCACACTTCTAAATTGGTTTGCAGCCCTGTCATACCAAAGATATAAAAACTTTCTGCGGTGAAATTGGAAATACTCAATAAAGCTGTCCCCCAGTTCCCTGATCCACCTGGGCGGAATCGTGTAAAAGTTTTTCAGCACCCTGTATTCTCCCTCGTTGCGTTGCTGGCCAATCACCAGTGAAAGCATATTTCCGGAATCGAAGCCACCTTCCAGCGGAGCATCATGGTTACAATACCGGAGCATAAGGCTCGTCTCTTTAAATTCATCCCTCAGACGGTGACGGTCGACAAGCGAATAATCATAACCGTCCTGGTAAAAATGTTTATTATCCAATTTGGCATAAAACCGCTCATTGGTAGCCAACGTCTTTCGTATCGTAAGCACCGCCGTTTTAAACTCAGCAAAGTCAAGGGTCCTTAAAAGATTATTGAAATAATCAGCCGTCAGGATATCAGCATTAACATACGAGCTCGCCGTCTGGAAAAAAACCGTTCCGCGCCTTATCTTATTGTATCGATCAATCCACCGTTCCAGTTTTCTTTTAATGTTCAGAACAATCTTATCGTTATACTCCGTTGAGTTCTCAGCCTCATAAAGCTCCTGTTCAATTTCATTCACAATAAGGCCCGTCTGAATAGCCAGCACAATTTGTTTGCGGTCCATATTGTCAGCCATGCGGAGCATCCAATCGTCCTCATTGACAAAAGGGTTCGCCATGTCGCTCACAAAAGTTTTCCCCAGGAAATAAGGGCTGCGCCCGAAAAGTTTCGGATCCCCACGGAGAGTAGGGAAAAGTTTATTCAGCTTTTTCTCCCGTAAATATTTAGATTCATCCCCAAAGATATGGACCACCGAAAGCCCCGCGTTAGCTGAAGGCCGGTCCAGAGAAGTAAGAAAAAACTTACACCCGTTCCACGTAGAAATAGTATGCTTATATTGAAATGTACGCGAGTAATATGGCCGGTCCCAATCAGAGGGGGGTTCTTCGTCAACGACAAAATGTTTCCCTTCATAAAAATCATAACGTTGTTCCCATCCCAGGATTATATTCGGGACTATATTCGTCATTAGATTCATATAAGTATCCGAGGTAAAGACAAACATTCCCCGGGGCATTTCCCTGACAACATCTTCACTCCTTGCTGCCAGGATGTCCGTAGTTTTTCCAAGTCCCCTACCGGCATAAAGGTACAGGTCCCTGGGTTTTGCCAGCATAATATTTGTTTTTACCCAATTCGAGAACTGAAAGTCAGCTTCCCCCTTCTTTATCATAAAAACTTAGCTTATTCGTAAAACCTATTCTTCCAGCATATCCCTGTCTTCTGTTCCCAGGTCCCGTTTTGCCGATAGTTTTTCCTTTTCTGAAATATCCATTTCATCTATTTGCCTGGCCAGGGCATAGCGGTCTACTTCAGGGACTCCCAATTCCTTCGCGTTGGTGACAAAGAACCTCGGGCGACGGTCCAAAAGCCGCGGGTCGATATCGCTTTTCTCCAAAGATATCATCCCCAAAACCTTTGCTGCCCGTTCCAAATTTTTACCATAGGTTTCAAAATCATTATCTTCGAGGGCCAAAGCTGCTCCCATCTCTATGCGTTCTGCCAGGTACCGTAACCAGCTATTGCGGCGAAAATTCTTATCCGGGTAAAAGAAGACCATCATATCGTTGAAAATCTTCTCGGCAAAATAATATGAAATGGCTTCCCCGTCATCATTACGACAGTTAGCCATCAGGTAGCGCATGACCCAGGTGCGGCTCTTAAACCGGTAATACCAGTCGTGGGCTATTTCCATCCATTTCAGATAAACGCCCATATGCTCCGGAAGGCTCTTAAACTCCCCGCGCTGTATAAAATCCTCGATATCCGAAAGGTTCAGGTCATCAATATTCGAAGTTATGTTCCTTGTTGAAGGCATCACTGCCATTTCCTGGACTGCCTCTTTGTTCCCTTCCGGTCGTTCAAACATAGCCTTACCGAGCATCTCCTCACGGGTAGCAGTCAAACGCTCCTCGCGTTCTTTCTTCTGAAGGATCTGCAAAGCAGTAATGCTTCCCTTCTTTGCCTTCTCCTTGATCTCCTCTTCTTTCTTCTCGTCCCAAAGACTTTTAACTTTTCCCATTCCCTATTTTATTAATCACAATATCGTAAAGTTGTAATTTTACACACTGGCCTTTCCCCTTGCCTTTCTTGGAGCATCAGCCAGTTTCTTTTCCTTCTCCAACCTGGCAACCTCTTCCATCCATTCCTTTACCCTTTCATCATCCCTGTTTTCACTGATCAGTTTTTTCCGGTAAACGATTCTACGCTGTAAATTCATGCGCAATGCTTTAAGATCCTCAAAGCCCAACTTCAATATCTCTTCCCTTCGTTTGCGCTCATAAAATATCCGGTGGTTCCCAAGTATTTTTTTATTATCTCTGTAATATGCGAGTTCTTCCCATATCATCCGGTTCTCGATATAATTTTCAACTACGTCCGCTGCGCCCTTCAGGCAAACATCATTATCCTTGTTCGCAATATCGTAAAGGTGATCATGCCCTTTGACATACCTGGTATGGGCGGTGATCATATTTGCAACTAAAATCTTAAACTCGTCCGGGCAATCACTGTCTTCCAGAAAAGGGAATTCCCTTCGGATGATAACCCTGTCCTTTGTAATGTTCCCTTGTAACTGAATATCAGGGCCGGCAACTTTTTCAACATCATTGACTACAACAGGCTGAATCTTACGGACAGGTACCTTAACAGAAGGTATGGAGTGTGTATGTGGGATCTTTACTATAACTCCCCCGTGTCTGTACAGCTCCTTACCCAGTTCATGCCTTAATTTTGCCAGGTCCCGCTTTCTTTTTATATTATTCAGCAGGTACGTATTGCGCATGAAGATGCAGAGCAGTTCAAAGCCGCTGTCAAAGTCGCTCCTGGGATTTTCAAGCCATTGTTTTAACTTCTCCATCGCTCTCGTATTTTGATTTCAGTGGGAAAATATCCTGAAGTAATTTTATCACATCCACCCTGTATTTATTTGCATTCAGTATCGCGTGTGTCTTTACGTCATTGATAAGAGAAGATACAGGCACATCGAAGCCTGAAATAAGTTTATAATTTTTTAAACTATCCACGACAACAGGATCAATGAGGTAGTGGTTATAATACCAGGTTGCATATTGCACGGCTTCCGGTTCACTATTTCCCCGCAACAGGGGCTTGCCTGCCAGTGCCTTTACTTTTTCGCGGTTATAGACCCTTGGAAGGTGTGTTTCGTAGCTCCACATGGGAAGGTTTTCCCTATGCAGGGCCTCCAGCGTTCCGCGCATGCAATCCATCCAATTCCGGCTTGCACCCGTTCCTGCATGCCACTGGTTTCCGCTGGCAGCATTGCATTTTGCTATCGGTTTACGCAGTTCATCAATAGTGATCGGTTTCATAAAATAGATATCGTCATAGGTATAAATAAAGCGGGGGCCTATAGCATCGTTTCCGGCAGCGAGTTCTATTTTGCGCCTCGTATCCCTGAAAGTTACAAACCTGGGATAATGGATCCGGTCTGTCCGTACTATGTTCACATTGCGGATCCATGGCGGGGCATACCCATAAATCCATATTGCCACATCACTATTCATGTTCTTCTCAATGCTGCGCAAAGCCAGGCGGAGTTCCATACAATCGTTCGTCCCCGGGACCAAAGGAATAACAACGTCTGTTATCATGGCAGTTTAATTTTTATCATCCAGCAACGTTTGCTTACAAGGGCAGCTTTCGGCAATAAAGTCTTCACTGCCTTGTTTACTCCTGCATGGCTTGTGAAATCATGGCCCGCAAGGATCCCCCCGATCTTAACCTTTGGCATCCATGTTTTTATATCATTGTATGCCGCAGCATAGGCGTGATCACCATCAATGAACACAAAATCAAGGCTGCGGTTATCATATAAAAGGGCAGCGTCCGCGGACGGCAGGGGTATGATCCTGGTGAGGGGCGTAGGATGTAAATTACGAAGGCAGTTTTTATAGTTCGCCAGCATCTTTCGTTTCTGCTCCAGAGATCCTGTAACCTTGTCAATGCCTATAAAATGATCAATGGTATCAAACAAAATCTGTTTCCCTGAATTTATTATAGCAACACCCATATAGGCAGCACTTCTCCCCTTCCACGTACCCATTTCCACAAAGTGGCTTCCGTCCCCGTACTGGTCTACAACCATCTGGTACAGATCTTCATAGTCAAACCAGCCATCAATAGTCTTAAAGAAATGTTCCATCACAAAAATTTATTTATAATTGCTGCCCTCTTCGCATCACTTTTTTGCAGCCTTCTCGGTCTTACCTTTTCCGGCTTGGTATTAATCTGTTTTACCACAAGTCCCGATTCAACGGTATTTACAGGTACAACAGTAGATGTGTATGAATTTTTCTTCTCCATGCTTTTCTTTATCCATCCCCGGCTTTTTATACCATGCCAATAATCCACGATACTTCCGATGTCTATTACCATTCCCCCGTTGTCTCGCATGATGATCCCGATACGTTTTCCCGCAACTCCCGCGGCCAGCAAACAGATCTTACCGTCAAAACGCCTTTCTTTCATGCGTTCTTCTATTGATGCCACCTGTTTATAAAAAGGAACCTTCGGTTTTATAGTTGCGAACCTGTACTGCTCGCTGATATTAATAATCTCAGTATCCGCAGCTCCGAATTCCTCCATCTTCGCCGTAATATCCCTGCATCCGACAAAGACAACGCTCCTCCCAGAGACAATTTCCAGCAGAAAATTCGTTTTATCCATCTCTATGTGAATCTCCGCCCCGCATTTTATCTTGGTTTTACTTGACTTGCGGTTTAAAAAGCCTTCTAATGTTGCGCTCCACTTACTGCTTGAAAATCCAAAAGGAAGACCTGCAATGTCACACTGGTCATAAGCATCCTTAATACTCGATTCAATGGCAAGTTTATACTTGCGGGAAGGCATTTCTCCCCAGTGCTTCATGCTCACATTGTAATATTGGCTGACGCTGCCAATGATGTTGGAAAATATACCTTCTCCGTCACCAAAGCGGATCAATGCAAACGGACGGTTCTCCTTAACCCATTTTTCTATGATATAATAAACGCTTTTATGATCAATGGGCGTGTTCATATTTCTGTTGTCACGGATAAAGTCCATTATCTCTCTGCCTTACCGGAATTACCATCATTATCGGCAGTCGTAAAGGGTTCTCTCAGCCATTTAACATTCAGTTTTTCAGCCATCCTGTTGGCAGTTCTCCAATCCCCGGCACCATGGCCGTCAAAGTGGCACAGGTTTTTATGTTTAACATTGAATATAAAGCAGCTCATGTCTATGTGAGCCCTTTTAAACGGAAGAACTCCCCACATCTCACTATCGGGCAACAAACGGCTTTTCATCTTGTACTGGCCAATGAGCATTATATCATCATCGGTAAGCATCCCTGAAATATTATGCAGGGTATTGCTCGTTGCAACCTCCTTGTCATCATCCAGAAAAAATATCCACCCATCATGTATCTCCGCGAGCTTATCATTCAGATAAAGGTCATACCGGTGCTTTTTTGCATCGTTGTTATTTTTACAAATGCCCTTTGACTGTAATTCGGAAAAACTGCCAAAGCGGTCATCCGTAAAATTTGCATTGGCTATTGAAACAGAATCGGCCAGTCCGTTTTGCACGGCATCCGTGGCATATTTCATGCTCTCCTTGTTATCAACAATAACATGCACAATTCTTGGATAATAACAGGTAGCCATAATGCTGTGAAGACATTTTAAGAAATACTTCGGCCGGTTATGGGTACGCACAATAATGTTTATCAGCGGCATCTTTTTTGGTTCCGCGGGCAGATCCTCTACAACCGTATCTTCAGCAGACACTTCGTTGATAATTTCATCAGGAACAATCTGTGCATCCTGAACTTCTGGTTTTGATTTTTTCTTTGTCATATTTTTAATTTTTAAGTTATGAGTTAATTGTCTTATAACTAATTTTTTAGTTATATGTTAATTTTCAAGTTTGAAAAGGTGATCCGCGTTTCCCTCTGCCAACCGGTAATAATGCATTACATAAAGCCCCTCGATGATTCCCACACATCCGATATTTTCATATACGTTCTTAGAGAATGCCGTATCCACGCCCGCGATCCCTGTTTCTACAAACCCCCCAGCCTTTGTCCATGTATCTTTGTTGAAAAGCATCATCAACCCGCTTATTGTCCTGCTGTCCCTGCGTACAGAAAAATTTTTCTTCTTATATATTGCTTCGCTCACCTGCCTGTGAAAAAGCATACTCGGGTTTGTATCCTGGGTTTCGCCCAACCTCTGCTTGTGGGTTCCTATTCTTCCGGTAACGCAACTGAAAAGTTTCACCTCCGGGTTTTTTTCAATAATCTTTTCAAGGAATTCATTCCAGCGGACGAACGTATTAAATACCATTACATCCGAATCCCAAAAACATATCCAGTTTTTTGCAGGAACAATCGAACAGCAATCGTTGTAATACTTACCAATACTTTTACCGGAGAACAATGTATTGAAATGATATATCATATATTTTAAAATGATAAAGTTCAAAATGTTGGTATTTATCATTCAAACCTTGCAAATTTCATTCATTCTGAAAAGGACTGAAATTTAAAGGGACACAAAAAAACCGGGGGCATAAACCCCCGGAATCCTCAAATCAATTTATCAATTAAGCAGTAAAAGCCATTAAAGGCCGCTTCCGCTGCCTTCCAGTTCAGGTATTGCTCCTGAATAGTGGGCGATCTTCGGGCCGCGCAACATGGATTCAAACTTCACCATGTTAGTTACAGCCTCGCTGTCGCTCTGTCCTTCGTGGCTGAACTGCAGCGGGCAGCAGGGAGATCCGAGCAACCGTACTTTTGTCCCGTCACATACACGAACGATAGCGCCGAAATTCACGTTGATACTGTTCTCTGCGAATTCTGCATAAGCCAGTTCATCACCAGGATGTTCAAATTCCAGATGCTGGATGAATCCTTTTTTATCAGGATCTCCCTCACTGGTATCGTACACCTTTATTGTTTTCGGGGTAGCATACATCACTATTGCCGCAGCCCCTGCCTCAAGCACGAGGTCGCCGGTGATCAGAATACCGCTTGCATCCCTTGACGGCACCGTTTGAACATCTTCCCAGCGGAACAATATTATGTTGTTGTTGAATGCAACGGGCCTCCCCGCATTGGGATTTGTCTTTAAGACCGAAACCATTGAATAAGCCATTTCTATACCTCCTTATATAATTAATTATGAATATTAAGAACCGCTTCCGCTGGCTTCGTCAGGGATCCACGCAAATACCAGTTCTTCCAGGGCAAAGCCAACGCCAAGCCAGAACTCGGCGAAGACCTTAACGTCATAATTCTCAACCTGGAAGAAGAGCCTTGTAGCACCGCCGGCTTCATTCTCATGAATAAGCCTTATGAAATTTTCTTTCGGCGTAGAGAAGAATATTCCGCTTCCGCGCATGGCTTCGAGCGGGACAAAAGTAAGCTTCGAGAAGTCGGGGCCCACCTTGCGGCCATCCTCGTTCTTCGTTGTCGGGAATGTATCCCTGTAAGCAAACTGGAACAGGTCTTCCACTTCCGGGTCGATGAACAGGTTCAACCCCTTTGCATGATACAGGGGGGCAGTTTTTTTCACCCACGACGCGAAACTTTCAAGAACATCGACGACATTTGCCGAAGTTATTGTTGTCACCCCTGCGCCGAAAACGGGATCCGAGGTACCATACCAGTTAGCAGTATTTCCAGGAGTGGCTTTAAGATTTCTCAGGATCGTCAGGTAACCATCCATACTCTTCCCGGTAGCCTGCCCGGCATCTCCTTCGGTGACAGATCCCAGGGGCTCATAAACGCCATTGGCGATAAGAAGCATCTCAATGTCACTGTCTATTTTCGGGCGGAGCAATTTTTCCACTATATACCTGGTTATAGGCATCTGGTCCGGGGTAACCTGCTCATTATACAGGTAGCCCAGCCAACTGTCGGTAATGTCATCCGGGGTTATGGGCAGGTTCACTTTATGCCTCCGGTTCTGAATCTCAATAGGCGTAAACGTGCTGCTTCCCAGGGGCGTCCATTTGGCCACAAACTGCTGTACGACGCTTGTAATAACAGCTTTGCTGGCCTTCCAGGTAGTAATGCCCATTTTTGTGGTCATGTACTTCTGGGATTCCGTAGGTTGGGTGAGAAGACGGAAGATCTCCAGTTGTACGTTGAACTGGCTCATATATTCTCCGAACTCATCGGCCAGCTCAGTGCTGTCAATGGTAGTACCCATCTTTATTTTTCCGAAGTTAAAAGACCCGGAATTTTTAGCCAGGATAGCCTTCGATGAATCGCCATTCAGCTTGTCAAAAGCCATCTGGTTGTGGAAATACTGCCTGTTGGCTTTCTTCCCGTGCCAGGGTTCGCTCGTTATGGCATCAGGTTTTGTAATCACCTCCTCCGGTTTTCCCTCTTCGGCAATTTCGCTGAGGACCTTCACCGTGCCTTTCAGTGCATCCTTTTCTTTTTCAAGCGAGATCCTTTCAGCCTGCAGTTTTTCAACTTCCGCCTTATGCTGATCCGCCATCTCACGCATTTTGCGCGTGTTTTCTTCACGTACCGCCTTCAGGGCAGCCGCAGCCCGATCCGCGGCTTCGGTATCCATGAGTTCCTTATCCAGCGTAGCTTCCCACTTCGCCACAAAGTCATCCCCAAATGCCGATGCCAACTTGTTCCTCTCTTCTTCAGAAAGGAGCATTTTCCCAGTGTCGTCGTAACTGAATTTTTCCATTCCGAGAAAATTCAGGACGATTCCTTTTAGTTTTTCAAACATACTCTACTCTCTCCTTTAACCTTATTAATATTAAAAACTCATTATCGGTTTTTCATGAATCTGTTCCTCTCGGCCAGGGCATAGGCCATTTCAACACTTTTATAGAGGTTCCCCGTGCTGTCCGCCAGTCCGTTTCGGACAGCATCACCTCCAAAAAACATCTTTCCTGTCAGCAGGCCCTCCTCCGACATGTTAAGTTTATTTCCACGCCGCGATACTACTGCCCGCTGAAACTGAACAGCCAAAGGGGAAAGGATATTTTCCTGCAGTGGCTTATAGTTCTCTTTCAACGCTTCTTCAAATTCAGCATTTTTGTGCGTGCTCTCAGGAGCATACACAGTGTGGACTTTAACTCCCTCCTTTTCAAAGTATTTTGTAAAATCTTCGAACTGTACCATTACCCCTATGCTTCCGAACTCTGAGCTCAGTTCATTGTCGGCAATGATATAGTCTGCAAATACGCTGGCATACAAAGCGGCGCTGGCAACCAGGTCCCCATGGACCACAACAGGCTTATTGGCCCCCTGCAATAACCGGATGGCATCCACTATCGGGGGTATGGCATTTACCGATCCTCCCGGGCTGTCTACATCCAACACCACGCCTGCGACATTTTTGCTCATGGCCGCCACGCTCATAAGTCCCGCAATGCTCATAGAGCCGTGACTGCACAGTGAATCATATTTCAGCATCTCCCCTTTTATGGGAATTATGGCCATCGTGTTTTCCGGAACATCCAGAAGATCATCAATGTCATCAGGAGTGAACGAGGCGGCAAGCGCGGCCTTTATCTTCAGCGGGCCGCGCTCTTCAAATGTAACCTCATTGCCCCGAAGCCAGGAAGCAATAAACGGAAGAAACCCGTTGACAACCCTCAGATCAATCATCCAGGGATGCCGCAATATCTCAGTAAGTACCTTTGATGTACGCATATTTTCTTTATGTTAACATGCAATTCTATAAATAAAAAAAAGTCCCCGAAAGGACTTTATAAATTATGCCGTAATATAATGAATATTAATATGTTATAACTTTTTATAGAAAAATCATCCCATTTTACTTTTAGCTCTTGAATATATCAGCTACCGCTTCCGCTTGTTTCTGAATTTAACCACCTTGCCCTCTCTATGGCACTTCGGGAAAAGGAAAGTTTTGTGCTGCTGGCCGAAGAATCCCAGTCACTCATTAGTTTTATGGGGTATTCAAGGTCACCGCAAATTTTTGCCCCGTTATTAAATATGATCTTCATGATGACCGGCCTGGTGTTATTCTCCATAGCCCATAGCGGCATGGCTGCATCTTCCCCCGGGATTTCACAGGTAAACTCCTGCTTAATGCTGTTGCCCCCTTCGCTTATCAATAGGTTTTCCACAAATTTAGCCGTTCCGGGAGTAAAAGGTATGGGAATCCAGGGTGATCCACTTGCAAATATAATTCTCACACTGTAATAGGGAGTATGCTCAATCCCTATAACAGACTCTTTCAGAACATACCATGCCTCACAGACATATATATTCCTGTTCTCATTTTTATTCATTTTCTCTGTTTATTAAACTCATACATATTTATAATTTCATATAAAAAAAAGGCTATCGTCGTACAGTATCTTTTTTCACCGGTTAACTGACAAAGATTTAACATTATTTAACACTTTTTTGTGTTTGTAATATCTACGGTCCCTTTCACCTCTGAGATACCGTGAATATTCCCTTTCTATCCTGTCCGAATAGTATTCGGGAAGGTCCAGTTCGTCAAGGATCATATATACCATATCCTTTTTTTCTATTCCCCTCCTGCGGGCTTCATTTATAACATCGTGGCTCACCATTTGCCAGTATTTCATTATTCGTCGCACAAGAATATGTTGGCGTTCCTCGCTAAGATAGTTATAAGTATTAGGGTTTTTATGTTCCATGGCAGGGACAGAAATTCTGAATGTCTCCACACCGTAACTTACATTTTTGTATCCTGGTGGTTTCGGCTTCAGTAAAAACTGAAATAGTAAATTTAAGTCATGCCCCTTATCGAAAGCAAACACACCATTACTGTTCCCTGCGTTTTTAAAACGTATACGGAGAAACGCCTGATAAAACGGGTCAAGCCTTATTGTGCAAATATTTTCCTTCGCCATAATTTACTTTTTATTCTCTTCATTCTTTACCGGGTGAAAACTCCAATATTCTTTACCTCCGATTACATTTCTGGAAACAATGACTCTCTCTCCAGTCTCTTCGCTATATATTTTAGCCAGTCGTTCTACTCGAGTACGTTCTTTTTTACTGTCATAACCTCCGCATCTCATTCTGGTTTACTATCTTTTATTTTTTCATATTTCTTTGTGTTTATTTTCAACACTATTCCTGAACCATCACAACATTTACAAGGTACCAAATATGGTCCATCATGCGAAGGATAATCTTCACAAGATTCGATTGATCCTTCACCCTGGCAGGCTTTACATACTACCTTTTTTTGTTTTATTTTCTCACGCATCCAAAATGGAGTTTCTTCAATAATTTTTATATATTCCATGGAATAAAATATATTACTGATTAATTCTTTCAAACAAGTGAAACACCAACTTACCCCCATATAGGTGAAATGTCCCAATGTATTTTTTCATTACGCTTTCTTCAACAATGATGGTATGTCCTGTACCATAAAGCTCGAAATGTCTTTCTTCATTCTCCGCTTCCGGATCAACTAATGCCCAAATAAATGGGGCTTCCCCTATTGTTTGTAGTGCTAATATTTGTGCCCCTTTCGGCATATCAATTAATATTTCACTACTTTGATTGAATCCAAATTTCCAAATAGTATTGTTCATATCTTCAGCATTTTATTCATTTCTGTTTACTTTAACTATTCTACAATAGGAATATAATCAAACCGATCATCAAGCCAACATACAATCCAACAATAAACCAATCTGCATGATGCGTTATTCTTTTAAATTTGTGCGTTATCATTTCTGTTCCCCCATTTCATCATCAAAAAACCACACATGGCAGATGGGGCATTCCTTTTGCACCATGCCCTTGTTATACCTTTTCTCCGCCCACTCACACCATTCAAAATATGGCAGTTGTTTAGGCTTATGCCAGCTACACACCTTCAGCATTTGAATTGCCTCCTGCTGAGTATCTATTGATTTCCTACTCTTTTGCATATATTACCCTTTCTTTAATCACTTGGTAACTTCCTTTCATTTGTCTCCATTACATTGTTTTTTAAGTAAAACAATTTTCAATACCTCTTCAACCATATTTCTGAATTGCCGGTTGTTTTTCTTTAAGGTTTCCACAACATCATATGAGTGAATAACCGTGGAATGTTCAAAACCTCCATATTTTTTTCCAATTATAGCTAATGAATCTTTGGTGTTTATTTTTCTCCACCACATAGCAACCTGCCTGGCCTCCACTATTTCTCTCTTTCTGGTCTTTACGAATAGCATTCGCTTTTCAATGCCCCAAACGTGACTTACCGCATCATCTATGTCCATTAATCCGGGTATAATCATATGGTTAGTCATGGCTTAATATATATTATCAGACGTTAATTTAGAATGATCCGAAAATTCCTCCCTCTTCACCTCTATAATTGAAGTCGTGAAAACATTTTCGTAATCGGGAGTATGGGCATAAAATTCAATGCCGGGAAGAACGTATCCTTCTTTATTGAAATAAAGTTTAATGGGCTTGCAACGCGGATGCTTTTCCTCAATTTCAAAAGCCTTATGTTTAAAGGAGTCAACGATCCGGTTTAAACCGTTCTCGTCGCAAAGTGTATTCTGATAGGTGTACATGAACTCTTGCAGCTCTTCCTGGGCTTTGTTTTTCGCCTGGTTGCAATGAAATTGAATAAAGTAGGTTTTCATAATGAATATTTATTTTTATGTAAACACGTATCTGTCACTATCTTCAATGATTGTTGTTGTGAAAGGAAATCCTGATTCAGGTACCTGAATTATAGCATCGATCAAACCGCTGGATGATGTAAAAACAATATGTTTTTCTCCATTTACGGATAACTGCAGGTGCAAACACTTACAGGATCCCCGGTCCTTGAAAACTTTTGAATCTTCAATCTTGAAATAATGGACCACAATTTCCTTGTTAAGAATTTTCAATATTTTAATTTTATCACCCTCAAATCCTTTTGATGAAGTCTTTATGTTGAATTGGCTGAAACTATTCATGTAGTAATTTTTTTAAGAGGTTTTTACTATTGCAATGTATAGCCCATCCTTTATATGAAGCTATTGATTGCGTATTTCTGTGTTTGGAGAGCATACTGGCAAAATTTTGTTTAATGCTTTTGCGAAGTAAAACATGGGTATGTCGAAAAATATACCCCACAAAATCAATTCCCCGGTCATCTACCTGGAAAACCTGGTAATTTCCTTTTACCGTCAGTTTTAAATTGGCATGGAGATATATCCGTATTTCAGAAAGTAATCTATGTAAGTAGGGTTTGTCTCCGGAAAGAATTACCAGGTCATCAGCATATCGAAAATAGTATTTAACCCGGATATCTTCTTTTATCCAGTGATCAAAATATGAAAGGTAGAAGTTTGCAAAATACTGGCTCAGATAATTTCCAATCGGAAGGCCATCTGTGCTATCAATAATTTCATCTAATAACCATAGCAGATCGTTATCTTTAAATTTTCTTCGAAGCAATTTTTTTAAAATATCATGATCAATGTTTGGATAGAACTTCTTTATGTCAAGTTTTAGACAATAGCGGGTATTTTCAATGTCTTTGAGAGCTTTTTTAACGGCGTTGGCTGCTGCATGGATGCCTTTACCCTTGATACAACTATATGTATCAGCCGTAAAAGTTGATACAAATATTGGTTCCAATATATTCATCACAGCATGATGGGTGATGCGGTCCGGAAAATATGGCAACCTGTATATTAACCTTTCCTTTGGTTCGAAAATGGTGAATGTGGTATATTCCGATGTTTTATAGGTCCTATCATTCATTATTTTATGAAGTTGGAAAATATTTTCTTCATGGTTTTTGTCGAATAAAATTACTCCTGGTTGTTTCAGCTTGCCCTTTCTGGCAACTGAATCTGCAATTTGCAAGTTTCCAATGCTGCAAATCCTGTGATATAAATTACCTGTTCTTTTCATTTAGATGCCTTTGCTTTTAAAAGATCGTCTTCGTTTTCACTACCAACGCTCTTGAAAAATGAGTTATTTTTTGCCATGTTGGCAGGGTTTACGCCGACAGAATTGCATAGGTGAGAGCTGACATTCGTATTCGTGTTATCGTAGTTGTAATTCGAATTCGAAAAACTGAACCTGGACGAAAGAACTGACAGCATCGCGGCATACAACCTTTTTTTTTATTCGTTATATAGAAGAAAATTCTTATATTCCTCTTCAAATTGCTTGGCTATATACAATGCCTTTTCACTGGTATCAGTGCAAAGGCGAGAGCCGACAGACGTAGCCGTGTAATCGTAGTGGCAATCCGAAAACGAAAAACCGAACCCGGACGAAAGAACTCTGAACCAGGGATAGTATTTGTATTGATTCATATCATTCCAATCAGGGCGCCAGCCATTATTTATGGCTTTGTAAATAATCAGCAGCTTATAATAAGCCATCATTGGTTTTTCGAATTCACCATGTACATCAAGGAGATCCGTTTGAATTCCTTCTTTAATGCATGCATCTTCAAAACTCTTTATAGTTCTGAAGTCGAAAGGGATACTTTCTTTTGCTGTGTCATTTTTCTTTTTGCTCATGATTTTAATTTTAAATGGTTAAAAATTGTTTGTATATATCAATAAACTTAGTGGCAGCATAATCAGATTGTTCCTCTGTTTCAAAGCAAAGGCGAGAGCCGACAGTCGCAGACGTGCGACCGTAGAGGCAATGCGAACCCGAAAAACCGAACAAGGACGAAAGAACTCTGAACCAGGGCCACCATTTTTTCTGATCTGTATTTTTCCAATCGGGTTCCCATGTTTTACCTGCTCTGTTGGTGTTGATAGCACGTACAATGATTTTTAACTTTTTATAGGCAATTTCATCCGATGTATCCTTTTCGTTGAAAAGTCCGGCAGAATCTATTTTCAGCCTTTTGCAGGCATCATCAAAGGTTTTGATATTATCCCAGTAATTTGGATTGAGATAATCGGCTCCAAATTCATCTTCTAATTGCTCTTTGAACCATCCTGGTGATTCAAAATAGAGCTTCTTTGCAGTTTTTTTGTCAATGTTCATCTTGTTAATTTTTTATAATTATTGTTTTTATTAAGGTTTATTTATTGTATTCTCCACATTTCAATTTTGATAAAAAAAAGAAAAAAACATTTTCTACAGCCTAACACTAATTTCCGGTTCTGCGGTTCTGAGGTTCTGAGGTTCTGAGGTTCTGAGATTCTTATTTTTCATTTCTTATATATATATAATTGATTTTAAATAGTATAATTCAATTTCTCAGAACCTCAGAACCTCAGAACCGTTTTTTACGTTTGCGTTCTAAAATCATATTTTTGTATGTTTTTCATTAAAAAGGCATCTTTTTCTGTTCTTCACTCTCAATCCGGTCATTTGGATCATACCTGTTTTCCAACGGTAATTCAATCGGGGTAGCGTCCTGTATTTCCGGAAGAACCTGCCGGTCAACCAGCATGCCATAATCGAACATGTGGGCGCTCGTGCGCTTACCGGCTCCTTCGGCGAAGTAATGACTCGCCTTCAGACCGATGTAACTCCAGTGGTTGTGTGAGTAATCCTGGATGGTTTGTATGCCCAATCCAGGATTTCCGAAAACCTTGCGGTGCTGCTCCATATATTTTCCATAAGCCCGGTCGAAATCGAGGTACAACACCCGCTTCTTATTTTCAAAACGGATATTGTTAAGCTGTTTTTCTCCTCCCAATTTAGATACCGTGGTTTCATTCCATTTCTCCTGAATATCGTAATCGGAATGGGTAAGTTCTTTCTCCTGGATCAATCCGCTGATGATCCTCCAAAAGGTTCCCAGGGCATCGGTTGAACTTATCTTCGCACTTTGTTCAATAGCGTCGGTAAGACACATCTCTCTGAATAATTCAGGATTTATATCTATGTTAACTTTCGTTTCCTTCTGGAAAAGCCAAACAATAGTGGATAATATGGTGTAATTTCGAAGAATGCGGTCCTGCACCACTATTCCCCTCTCTATGAGTGTTACCTTGTACTGTTCAAAAATTTCAATAAAAATGCGGCTGAATTTTGCTTCCACTATAGGGCGCTCGTTGATCAGCGTGGTGACTATCTGGCTAAGCCCTTCTTCGCTCATTTTCTGCAGTCGATCGAAGTGTTTTGTTTCTTCGATGGAAAACCCCATTTTGGGTTTCACAAAAAACCGTACCAACGACCGGTTATATAACGAGTTATCGTCGCGCTGCGGGAGATATTGTCCGCTAATCACGGCAGCAGAGTTAATTTTGTCGCTCTCGGTGCGACTGTCGCGGCTCATAATACCCTTCTGCCGCCCGGCGCCATCGTATGCCGATTTGAGCGCCTGAAACCGACTTTCTGAAATGGCATCGGTATATTCGTCATACCAAATCACTACATCACGGTAACGACCCAGGTACCGGAAGAAGGCCACATCGGTGCCGCTATTCAGGTTGAAAGGCGGGGATCCGTGCTGGAAAACGGCGCTCATACATAATCCCATCTGACTCTTCCCAGATCCGGTTTCACCATGAAGAAAAAGGTGAGGGAAAATTTTATACAGGTTATAAATAAGCGACCGGAAGAGCGCAGCCACCAGGAAGGCAACCCCGTATTGACCATTATTATCGTAGGCAAAAACGCGCTGCATCTGTTCGCTCCATTGCTTCACCGTGATTTGTGACTCACGGTAAATAAAACGGCGATCGTTTTCATATACATCATCATCGCTTCTGAGTTGGCAGTAAACCTGCGAAAATGCCGGCGAAAAATAGTTTATACCATCGTTGTAAACTATTCCCATTTCATCAACCTTTTGCCAATGCCCGTTAAAAGCGCCGTCGGCGAAAGCATAAAATCCTTCAGGCTGCCATCCAAACGTGCGTATTTCAAAACACTTCGGAAACTTCTCCCCAATATGCCGGAGCAACTTCTTAAACATGTTGTTGTTCACAAAAATTAGGTAGTTCCCTTCTGAATAAAGAAACTTCTGAAACGAATCTACCGATACCATGGCATCGCTCGGAATATCACAAAGCATTTTAATGCCGTATTCGTTAGTTATTCTTATCAGCCTCCTGTTATTTGTTGGAGAGTAAATATGAAAAAGCGGCTCAATTATAAAGTTGGTGCCTTCAATGAATCCTTGCTGTGCTGCAAACCAGTATTTGTCATCCTGGGTATAGAAACCGAAGCGCTCCAGTGTGCTGGTATCAGCATCATCATCGGGAGCATTGGCAAGTTCGGTATCTTCATCCCTGTCTGTACATTGTCGTTTAAATTCTTCCTTCCAGTTTTTCAGAGGCCTGTGCCGCTTTCCAAGCGATTTAATATAAAAGTCACGTTGGTGCGATTTTGGATATTCCATCACCATTTCCACGATAGCCCGGTAAACCCCTTCCGTAATATCAGGATCCCCGGCAGCCGTTGACATTAGCCTGTCAGCCTCGTCGAAAATAAAGTCTCGGCCATTTTCCTCCCTGTATTTCTTCCACTCCTGCGGTTTTGTGGGCTCACAGGTACCTTCCTTACGGTTCACTACCGGGTCTATATTTAAGCTGGCAAGTTCCATCAACAAATATTAATTTCGGATTAAGACTTTTTCTATCTGGTCGAACCGGGATGTAAGGTGTGGTGCAATCTGACGATAGAATTCAATGTAGTGTTTTACATCCCGCCCATCCGAAGCTAATACCAACAGTTGCGTATATTGCCGGAGAGTTCCGTCATCAACCTCTGATAGTTTGTTTTTTAGCCTGTAACTTTGCCGCATGGCCAGAAACTCATTATCTGATTGTATGGTATATTGATATCCTTCAATAAAATCCTGGTCCATCGCCATTATATCAACTATGGCTTTTTCTGTAAGCCCGCATTTTCTGCAAATAAGCCTCAGTATATCAGATTTTTCCTTCTCCTTGTTAAGAAGTATTTCGTGTTCAAGTTTGTCTGTTTCTTCCTTTTCGGAAATATCCACCAATGACACCAATACATCCTGAAATCCTTTCAGCAGCTTTCCAGTGATCTTTCCCTGGCTATTACCCCATTTTACCATCCTGTCAATTTCCGATATGGTTTGGTTTAGCGTCATTTGAACAGTTCATTTACAATTTCCGAAATCTTTGTACATACATACATAGCAACAATTTACCAACAAGCTGGTGAAGTCCATCTTAATCAACTTCTGTAGGCATGCGAAGAAAAAAAATAAAAACCCCACCCGCTTTTTAAAACTACTTTTTGGTTCTGTTTGCTACCGTTCCGCCAGTGTCGGTCATCACATAGTAATTTGAACCTTCGTACAATGGCATAATTGATTCTTCAAAAAATGTTATTACAGCATAACAATCTTTCAAATCATCAGCATCCCATTCTTTTGTAGTTTCATTAAACACATCGGAACTTTTCTCTTTGTCTATAAAAGAGTAAAATCCTCCAAGCATTGTGTCTGTTTCAACACCATTTTTGTCAATTCTGCGCAAAATAAAATTTGCCCAATCGTCTGTTTTTTTAATTGCTGTTTTCATTTATTTATGTATTTATTTATAGGCTACTCTTTTAAAGGTTTTCGCCATCCCCTCGTTTTTATTTTTTTTTGTTTCAATTGAAGTATGTGTGTGGCAAAACCGAACACATGGCAACAATTTTTAACATATCAATGGAAGATTACTTTTGTTCTCATCTTCGGACGAATCCATATCTTTTCTTTTACTTTTTTCCCATTCCTTAAAATGGAAAGGTTGGCGATATGGCTGGGATTTTTAACGATCTCAACGACTTGTATGATCCTTCCGGGAGTACGCTTACGGTTGTTATGCTTGCGCTTGTCGGGTGCTGCCCAACGGGGACCTACTACCCCTCTTTTCTTCGTCCTTACAGGAAAAATTTCTTTTGCCGGTTGGGGTATATTACTGGTGCGTTTACGGGTAAACAGCCCCAATATAAATGCTAATATTTTTTTAAGCAGGCCCATAATCTTTATTTTTCGTAGTTCTTGTCAAACTTCTCCGGATCCGGATAGCTCCGGTCTTCCGTGCTATCGTCAAGGATCAAAGCCAGCGTGACAACAGTAAACACCGCAATGCCCAGGATGGCGAACAGCATGAAGATCGCATACTTCCAGTTGTTGTCCAGAAGATAAATTCCAGACATAACCCCGGCGATAAACCCCAGGATTACACCTGCACCGTTAATCAGTCGATTCTTGTTTTTCATATCATAATTTTTAAATTTGTGACGGAAGAAACAGGGGAGTTGCTGGCCCCTGTTTCCGATGATTGAAATTTTACGAAGAACTCCGGCTACCCGCCGTGGGCATATCTTTAAAAATGCCTGTCTTTCCAGGCTGCCACCGCTAATATTTTTCCAGTAAAGCTCTACGGTTAAGCACTGTGGACAGAGCAGGATTCGAACCTGCATCCTCTTATTTGCTTCGTAGGAATATCCACTTTAAAGGTCATTGCTCCCGCTATCTTTATCGTGGCTGCTATGCGATACCAATTCCGCCACCTGTCCGTTTCCCCGGGGCAGGAACACCCCGGGGGACTACGTAATAAATAGAAAGTAATGTAAAGAACACCGGCTACCCGCCGTGGGTGGTTTTTAAAAGGAAGCCACTAATGGTAATGTCATTCAACGACGCCCCCAGGGTCTGTAAATAGCAGCTTCCTTTATTTCATATAAGGCTATGGCTCACCATTTGCCAAACCTCCACTTGGTCGAGTGCCTCAAACTCCTTCCTTAGTTTTTCATATCCGGAATAATCTTTCCCCGGGATAAGGTATTCAATAGCTTCCCTGAATCTCTTCCAGAATTTCATCATCCCCGAATCCTTTCTGGTATCAATAGTGTCATATCCAATCCTGATTATTGTGAGTGAATTAAGTATGGCTTTATGGTCCCTGTTGGGGTATTTATTTACCAGAAAGCGCTGGATCCTTACAAGCCTGTCAATATATTCCCGTGCTTCAGTATGGTACGACATGATCATAGTGGATTAGAGGTTAATAAAGCGTGCATCACATTTTCACCTTCAAAAACAGGTTCCTTACATACTCTTAAAGCAAATTTACCTGGTGGTAGATGGAGTGATTCTCTTATATTTTCAACCAGTTTCTTGAAACTAAATAATAACCCGGATTTACCTTTTCTGAGAATAAATCCGTCTGGTAATATCATGACATACCAATCTTTTGGTTTTTTTGCATCCTGTATAAATTGTATTCCCATATTTTCAGAGATATTCAATACCTCCATGGTACTTCTCGTAAAGGATACATTATTGGATCTTGAAAATCTTATATATGGTTCTTTTCCATAAAAAGTACGATTTGGATAAGTTTTTTTGTTATAAATAATTAGTTCCATATCATAATTCATTATTGATTTTAATTGTAAAATTTATCAGATCCGTAGTCTTTTCCTTCCATATTGCAAGTCTTTCAGGAGAAGTAAACCATATTTGCATTTTTAAAGAAGGATTATAAGCTATGGCATACATATCATTCTCCTGGGGCGATTTAACACCTTTTAAAGAATGTGCATCATTTGTGACAGTTCCTCCCTGCCAGCGATGGTCCGATACGATCTTGTATTCAGGCGTTTTTAATAGACGAGGCATAAGAAAAATTTATGAATTGATTTCCAATTTCTTACTATCACATAATTTTCCGGATATACAACTTCGCTTATCATGGCGTCTTCGTATTCGAATGAAATTATCACCGTTCCTTTTATATGACCCGGGGCAAAAGGAACATCCTGATAAACATTTCCAGGTTTTATTCCGTATTTTCTCAGTCTTTCCGGAAGTGCTCCTTTTAATTTAATATGCATAATTTGATTGCTTTAATCAATAATAAAATTGCAGCCCCGAATCCGAATACTGCAAAGACAAAAAATGCCATCAAGCATCCAAATCCAATTGTGTTAGTGATAGCATCCACCGGACCCATCTCGGGACCCATCACTGTATCCAAATCTTTTTCAGTTTCCAATGTTTATTATTTATAAATTTTCATATTTATTGACATTAAAATAATGTTTGTTGGTAGTCTATAATTTCATTAGTGAACGTATTATTAACATCAGATCCTACCTCAAATAAATTATATGAATATGATTTAAACATACCCAGCCCAATCCAGGTGTTTCTGTAATTGTGCATATTCCCCACCAATAAAAGGTTGCTGCTTTTTATAAATCTGAATGCTTCGTCGGATGCTTTAAATTTTCTTTGATATTCGTAAACTTGCCATTCATTATATT